CCACTCAGATAACCTGATACTGGATCAAGTTTAGTCATATAAGCATCAAAATCTTTATAGACACTTGTGTCTACTTCAGTTGGTTTCTCTAATTCTAACATCTCTTTATACTTTGTCAAGTAGGTTTGGAACATATCTAAATGTTCATCTACCTCAGACATCGTGCACTTTGCAATGTAAACGTTTTCAGAGAAGTGATTTCCGGGTTCAAAGAACCGATAATCACCTTTACTCTTTGGTAATCCATCCACTGAAAACAAATAGTTCTCTACAGGATGTTGAAAGTCAAAGACAATAATGACCTTCTTGTCAAAGAATCCCATAAGATCCATACCAAAACATGGAAGATTACTGCCTGTTTTAGGATAGATGATGTTGTTGTATATGCTAGACTTTTCATTCCAAATCTCCACTACTCGTGACTTTATTATGTAGTCATGTTTAAAGACTTTTGCAGAAAGCACAGTACCCTTGGATTCCCAATCTGCCCAAGGATGAGCAAACTGGAGATCAAAGGTATCATGTAATACTTTCTTGTAGTTACCCCACAGATTCATCGGACTCCTTGTCAAAATCTACATCTGAATCTACTTTATCATATAATTCCATGAATGATTGTTTTGTTTCATCATCGAAACGATTTACACAATTCTCAATCGCTTTTGCTTTGTTCTTGAAGATTGAGTATGCACGAATGATGTGAACAAGTCTACGAGTTGAAATAATCTCTTCAATACCACCATCATAGAATGTCTTACGAATGATGTCTGCCCAATCAACAAGTTTCTTGATAAACTCACTATCATGAACACCAACACTTGCAGAGTGAAGACTCAACATCTTTTCCTCAATCTTGACATGAGGATATGATTGCTCAAAGGTTACAGGAAATCTTTCAAGGAATGCTTCATTCAATACGTTAGTACCAATGAATCTACCATCCTCAGATCCTTTACCTTTTGTGTTTGCAGTAGCAATCACGTTAAATCCTGCAGCAGGTTTCACCCACTTACCTATCTTCTTCAAGAAGACACCTTTACCTTCAAGAATGGATTGTAAACATAGTATCTTGTTAGATGCTAGATCGATCTCATCTAAAAGGAGTACAGCTCCCCTCTCCAAAGATTCGATAACTGGCCCATTGTGCCAAACAGTGTTACCATCAACAAGACGAAACCCACCAATAAGATCGTCTTCATCTGTTTCGATTGTAATATTGACTCTAATTAACTCTCTATTTAGTTGTGCACACGCTTGCTCAACAGAAAATGTCTTACCATTACCTGACAATCCTGTAATGAATGTGGGATAGAATAACTTAGATTGAATAATCTTTTTGACATCAGCAAATGGGCCAAACTTAACGAATGTTTCATCAACTGCAGGAACAAGATTTTGAACAACTGGTGCTACAACTGCAGGTGCTGCTGCAGGTGCTGCATATGCTGCTTCGATATCTTCTACAACTTCCTGTGTAACTTCAAGGTTCCACTTACCTTTAGTTACTTTAAATTCTTTGAGTTTCTTAGTAACTGTCTGATATGTAATATCGTTCATTGCACAAAATGCACGAACTTCTGGTGTAGTGAACTCAGATCCATATTGTGATCTTAGACCATCAATGATTTCTTCACGAGTCATTTTGATTTCAAATAGGTTGGACATAATAAAAGGGGTTTCTTTGTTATGTACTTATTATAATTGATAACAACCTCTTAACAACAAAAAGTGGACAGTTTGTTGACTGTCCACTATTTATCAAGCAACCATCTCAATAAACTTACTCAGAATCTTTTTGTTCATCTTCTTGTTCTTCAGACTCTTTGTAAATGCTCTCTTGATATCTGCCTTTGATGCATCTTCCTTGACTTCAAACTCTGCATCATTACCAACTGCTGATGATGATAATCCAAGATACACTTTGTAACCTACATCCTCTAGGATAAGAGTCTTAGTCTTTCTCCATTGTTGCATAGTCTTTTCAACCTCTGGACTATTGAAGTCTTCACTGTTCATCTGAACAAAGTGCTTGGCATCTCTACCATCCATAATACGAATACCTACAAAATTGACATTTCTTAATTCATCAGAGATATTACGAAGTAACATCTTAGTGAAATCATGATACTGATAACCGCAGTTATATGTCTTACCAGTTTTACGATTACGAAGAATACATTCATCACCCCAATTACCTCTACCAAAGTAAGACTCACCCATGAGACTTCTATTCACTGTTCTATGATATGAAAGTTGATAACCTTCTCCATCTGTAAGAATTACACAGTTGACTTTCTCAACTTTAGTTTTTGCTTGGAACTGAGGAATCAGATCATGAAGTGCAACGATTGTTTCATTCAAAGGTGTACCTGATAACTCAAGTCCAAACGGTGTGAGGTCACGAGCAGTATAATCTCTGTATCCACCTACAATACGGAAGATGTTCAACATCTGCTGATTCAACTCTTTGATACGAGTCTTACTTGTAAAAAGATTCATCAATGAGAATTGATTTTCGACAACCATCATGTTATCTTTTGCATCATATAATGGTTTAGCATATCCACTCTCATCACGATCTGTTTTAGGATATGAAGTAGTGAAAGCATAAACATCAAATGGAATCTGAACTTTCTTACAGAACCACATTAGGTTGTATAACTGCTTGATAGTATCCATCATGACATGAGACATTGATCCAGACCAATCAAGTATGAATACAAGACCATGATTCTTACCTTCGGGAATCACTGAAACTTTTTTGAATAGATCTTCATTATACTTGTAAGTATGTAACTTAGTTGTATCAAGAACACCAGTGCGACTTGTTGTAGCACGAGCATATGCAGATGCAGACTTCTTACACTCAAACTCTTTGACAAGATAGTTGACTTCTTTCTGTGCAGACTTCTTGAACTTGGCAAAGTTTTTTTCAGTTTCATCAAGATACTTTTTCATACCATACTGATCATAATAATCCCAATGTCTTTGATCACATTGTAACTTCTTTTTCTCTTGCTCCTCTGCTTTTTTCTGTGCCTCAACTAATCTCTCATGACACTTTTGATGTATCTCCTCATTAGGAATAATTACTTTGTCAACATCAAGTTTTGGTAATTCAAGATAAACATTCTCTCTTGCACCTTCATTTGTTAAGTTCTTAAGTGCCTCATCAAGACTCTCAACTGTTTCTGCAGATACTTCAGTAACACCTTCATGACCACCAACATGTGTGTCAACTTTAATCTCTACCTCTCCCTCTTCTTGCTGTTCACCATCATCATCAACTTCACCCTCAGAGTCAGTATCAACTGCTTCTGATCTTGTACCTGTCATAGGTCTATCACCACCACCATCATCTTCTTCTAGATCAAAATCCATTTCGGTCTGCTCTTTCTCCTTTCTTTGCTCTTCAGCAAGACAGTAATCATAAAGTGCCTTTGCTGCTTTGAGTGTGTCCTCAAAGGTCTCACATAAATCAATCTTGTTTACAAAGAATCTTTCATCTGAAGAGAATGGAATATCATAGTATGTACCAATCTTGTAGTGAAGATTTACACGGTCAGCAAGAATCATCTCAGATATATTTTTCTTCTTGACTTGAAAGAAATCATCATTATGTAACTCAGTATAACCCTTGTAGAAAGTCTTTGAGATACCATCATATCTTCTCTTCATCAACTTCTCGATACGAGCATCTTCTACGATGTTTACAAAACTAGGATGTATCTCATAATCTAACCACCACTCTTCATCGGGTGTATATAATGCATGACCAACTTCATGACTTACTAACATATCGATCACATTCTCAGATGCTTTGTCCCAGAGAGGTAGAGTCAAAACTCTTGTCTGTACGTTGAACTCAGCGGTCTCAACTTTACGATGCTCTACAACTAGGTCTTCTGTAGCGAGTAATTTAGCAAGTTGTGATTTGATTTCGTGCTTGATGGTCATGAGGTTTCTTATCTGATATACCTATAATAACAACAAAACCGCCTCTTAGGGCGGTCTAGTAGACACTTTGTCAACTGTCTACTTCGTTTTCTTGCTTGTCTTAATGCTTGTGGTTTGAGATGACGCTTCTGTTCCTTTTTGGAATGATGCTGCCAATTAGGGACTCTCATGACTCTCCTAAGATTCTTGAATACCGTCTAATACTTCTTGTAAACTATTTGCACGGCCTTTATAGTAAGATACCTCTTCTGATAAGACATCTAAGATGTCATTAACTATATCTTTTGGTTCAACTCCTTCTTTGAAGTAAGTTTCGATTGCTTCAGTTAGGTATCTTTTACGATTCCACTCTGGTGTGTAAGGACTATATTTCATGATGAATACACTTCATTCTACCATTGTATACGATTTATTTAGATTTGTCAATCCCTTTGTCGCCAATCATCAGGTTTATCTCTTTTAAACCAGTCATTTATGTCATCTGCACTTCCAAACCCCTGTGTATGATTGGATGGATCGGGGTCTCCTAAACCCATCCTATTCAAAAAATCATCGGTTCCTCCTGCCTTCATATCCGGATTTGATGCCTTTTGTCGTGCCTGTCTCATCCATGTAGCAGCAGTTGTGTTTGCTTTTGCCAATTTATTTGCCCATATCATTTCATTTAGTGGAACTTCTTTTCCTTCCACTATAGCTTTACATATTCTATCTAAGCGTAGACGATATTGAGTTGAAAGCATGTTACATTACTTAACAGTGTCCAAAATATTTATTGTGGGAGACCAACCAAGTTTCTGTAATTCTGTGATATCAGCACATGTGATATCCCTTTCACCCGGTGTATCTTCCTTAATAGGTAGGTGTCCCATACCCATCTTAGTTGCGAGATCAATTACAGCAACAGGATTTGCAGTGCCTACATCTAAGACCCCAGTATAATCACTTTCAGCAAGAAGTGCAATTGCTGACACAATGTCATTAACATGTATCCAATCTCTCTTGTGTCTTGTGAGATATGTAGCAGTCTTTTCCTCTAGCATCCGATATAACATATCTGGACGACTTACTTTTTCTGCATATACATTAAAGAATCTCATACCCACACTATTCGGTGGTGCTTGAATTTCATTTACTTTCTTGGTGATACCATAGGCATTAATCCACCATTCATATACAGATGCAGAACTTGCATACAGACATCTTACATTATTTTCCCTACAATATTCAAATATTGGTATGGATTTCGTAACATTATTTTCCCAAAAGGCATCAGGATTTTCAATTGCTTCACGAATTGCAGCATTGGCCGCAAGATGTATGACGAGATCAAATTTCTTTTTTGTCTTGAAGTCACCTAGATCAAATGGGATGTCATATCCCTCAACATAATGTCCTTGACTTGTAAAGTATTCATACACATGACTTCCAATAAAACCAAGATGTCCAGTAACTAAAATCTTCATACAATCCTCCGACTAAATCCACGAACTTTATCAAACTTCATAAGATTATCAAACTTATCATGTAAGTCTGACTTATGAGATATTACAAATATATTAGCATCCTTAATCACAAAACGAATAATCTTCATAAATTCATCAACACCAAATCCATCAAGAGAACTATCAAATACTTCATCCATAATTAATAAATTTGTATTTACAGAGTTCTTAACTCTTGCTACCTCTCTCCAAGTAAACAATAATGCCAAGTCAATACGCATCTTCTCACCTTCACTAAATGATGAATATGAAAAGTCTTCATGTATTGGTGACTCTACTGTCTCATTGAACTCCTCATCTAACTTAAAGTTGATATAGAAATCCATCATCTGCAGATAACGATTGACCTGCTGATTAATAAGAGGTAGATATTTTCTAATTATTTTAGTCTTAACTCCATCATCTTTGAGTAAAGAATACGCAAAGTCGTGATGAACGATATCCTGATTTCTTTCGGAAAGTTTATCGTCAGTTGTTTTGAGACTAGTCTTAAACTCTTCTAACTTTTCATGCTCAGTATTTCTGTTTTTAAACTGATCGGTAATAGTTTGAATTTCTGATTCAAGTTCTCTGATCTGTTTTTGGTTGATAGAGATGTGAGTATTGTTTTTAGAAATGCCATTGTTGAGTTTAGTAATCTCCTTTGTTAATTTGACAAACTGACGCTGCTTTTCTTTTTCTTCTTCGATTGTATTCTCTAAGTCTTCAAAACCTTTCTTAAGTTTCTTTGCCTCAGATTGAGCGTCTTCAATCTTATTTAAACGGAAGTCTTCTTCTATATGCTGAGTACAGGTGGGACAAACCGTATTCTCTTTGAAGAACTTATGTTCTTTGATAATGTTAGATACCTTATTTGATATTTGTCCTTTAAAATTATTCAATTTGGACAATCTCTTGTCAGCACCTACAAACTTTTCCTGACTCTTTGTTAAGTCTGCAACTGAATTTTCTAAGTCTTGATTTATCACAAGGTAATTTTCAGATTCAGATATTAATGTGTCTATCTTATTTCGATTAGAATTAATACTATTCTTATGTTGATTCTCTACTTCTTGAATAAACTTATCTTGCATCTTAATCTTATCTTCTAAGTTCTCTCTTTTTAAATTAAGGGATCGAACTTGTTCTTTTTGTATTCTTAATTTATCTTTCAATAAGTTATTCATAAATGAGAAGATACGAATATCAAGTAAATCCTCAATTACATCACGACGAACTGAACTTGAGAGTTGCATAAAGGGTATGAATGTGCTACTTCCAAGTATAACTATCTGAGTAAATGACTTATAATTAACTTTTAATATATTTTCTTCTAGAATCTTTTGATTTGATCGGTCATCAGCTTGTCGATGTAAAGGTTCTCCATTGACTTCAATGTCAAATATGGTTGGTTTCATACCTCTACGAACCACATATTCCCTTGCATTCACATCAAATTCCAGTTCAACTACAGAATCTTTTTCATTAACTGTGTTAACTAACTGAGATTTATTGATCTTACGGAATGGTTTATTGAACAAAACAAAGGTCAGTGCATCCAATAAAGTGCTCTTTCCTGAACCATTATGTCCAATTATTAAGTTTGTATTCTTCTCAAGGAAGTCAATTTCTGTCCAATGGTCTCCCGTTGACAGGAAATTCTTCCATTTAATCTTCTTGAACTTTATCATTACTAGGTGGAATCACGAGGTCATCAGGTGTGACGACAGCATACTTATAATTATACATGCTACAGGTCTTAATGGCAAGGTCATCTTCAACTTCTATAACTTGCATGTTTTTTTCTTGTTCGAGGTTGTCCTCCAACATCATCGCATAGCGAACAGCATCGTCCTCTTCTTCAAATAAAAAAAGAACTTTGTCTCCATCAGAATCTTGCACAGCATATGCACCGTCATCCTTTCGACTATTAAGAGTAAGTAAATACATCATTCTACCTCGCATGCTTGTCTGTATAGATCACGAAAAATGTTCTTTACAATTCCTTTGTCAAATTCAATCTCAGATTCATCAATATAACGATTCAAAATTGAAATTGTATTCTCATCTTCTTCAATGTCAAAATCTTTATTCTCAGCGATTGCAAAATTCTCAACAATCTTTAAATCGTGAACTCCTGATCGATATAATTTATCAATAAATTTTTGGAATTCTTTTGGATTTGATTTTTTACGAACTATAACTTTTACAATTTTGTTATGATATTGAGTTGTATTAAACAACTTATGATTAGTATCTTCATAATATACATTATAAAACAATTTATAAGGATTGTTAACTGGAGTCTGTTCCTGAGTATCAGTATCAAACAAATGATACCCTCTTGGATCGTTTACATCATTCCAAAACATTTCATATGGATTACCTAGATAAAATATTTTACCATCAGTGGAGCGTGTATGAAAGTGTCCTGAGAAGACTTTATCGAACTTATCAAACACTTTTACATCCATACCATCTTCCATCATATGACCACGAGTTGCCTTAAATCCATTTAATTCAAGATGCCCCATCGCAATCTTTGCTTTTGAATTTTGAATAACTTCAAGAGTCTCATCATGATTATCAACACTAATCCAAGGTAAAAGAAGAATATCTAATCCATCAAGATTAATATCTGTTGCTTTTGAGTATGTTGTAATGTTATCATAATTAGTTAACAATAATTCTGGAGAGTTTATTTCATTTGTATTTTTATAGTAGCAATCATGATTTCCTGTGATTGCATGAACCTTATACTTCTTCATTGGTTCAAATACAACTCTTTTGGCCCACTCTAAACTGTAATAATCGATTGACTTTCGACTATCAAATACATCACCCATATGGATAATAGTATCAATTCCCTCTGCTTCAAGTGAAGGAAAAAATACATTCTTATAGAACTGTTCAAAATAATCATGTAAATGCTTTGATCCCTTACGAGCACCGTAATGAGTATCTGTTATAATAGCAACTCTCATCTATTTTTCTTTTGTGCAATATTGTCTTTAATTGTATTATACTCAGACATCGCTCCTGTCAAGGCACCATCTTCAACTGTCATGACTTCATCAAATCCAGTCTTTTCAATAATTTTATTCTTTATATCTAACTGCTTCTTTTCCTTCTGTATGCGTCTCAGAAAGGCATAATGAATGATCTGTGTAAAGTATGCAAAAGGATTACGAGACTTCTCTGGATCGAAATTATGAATGTATTGGACACAATTCTCAATACCGTCTGATATCATATCATCACGGAACATATAATTTACAAAATTTGGTTTGTATGACAAGTGTGTTGCAATCTTTAAAAAACAAGATCCAAGATAATTGGTAATTCTAGGTTTTGGAAGATCATTCTCTTTTGCATGGGCAACTTTTGCTCGATAGACAATAAGTGCCTCTAAAAGTTCTTTGTTATTTACATAGTGCTCAGACTTCTTTCTAGGCATGACATCTTAATTGTCGTAACTATATTCCATTATAGCATATTTATTTTGAATGACAAGTTTCGTAAAAAAGTGCAAATCTTAACATACTTGACAAGACCTCTGAATACATGTACAATAACCTTTGTGAGGTTTGAAGGGTATTTAAGACTCTTTTGAATCAGATTTAAATAGCTTTTCCAACGATTCTCTTTTTTTCTCGACACTAGATATATAACCTAATTTAGGATCTCCAGGCCAACTAATTTTTCCTTTTTCACTTCTTTGTTTAATTACTTGAATATCGTCTGCGTCTTTTTCTTCAATATATTGTTTATAAATCTTAATTAATTTTTGATCTTTACACTCAGTCATAGTAATAACTTTATCCATTCTAAGAACAAACATATCCTCATCTGACATATCCATCCACGGAGTTACTTTGATATAACTTAGTTGATTTGACTGTGGATGAAGAGGTTTCATCTTGATTGGGTTATGTAAAATCAATATGGGTTCATCCTCACTCTCGTCTACACAAACGAGCGCGAAGATCTCCTCTCCGGAAACAAGTTTAAGAATGCTGTAGAATTCGTCTCCCATATTATTTTTTGAGTGAGATGTTGATGATTTCGTAATTAAATTTTTCATAATTATAAATTTTGATTCTTTCAATCAAGTGATTCAGTGTGTAATTACGTCTTGATTTATATGTCGCATCATCAGCGATATCATATAAAGTTGCCTTTACTTTGTTATTTCCTTTACGGAGCACTCTTCCGATGGACTGGAGATTTCGTATACGCGACTTGGAGGGAGAAGCGAAAATAACGTTATGGAGATTACGGATATTGACACCAGTAGAAAAAGTTCCGTAGGAGGCCACGATAATGGCATTATTTTCTTTTTCAGTGATTTCACGAACTCTTTCACGATCTTCAGCATCTACTCCACCATGAATAAAAAAGGTTTGACGTTGTTCAAGTACATTATTATTTATCAGGTCAAATAAAACCCGTCCATGACTTTCAACTCTTGAAAAGAGTATGAGTGTGTTACCTTTCAGATCAAGTGCTAGGTTTCTGATAAAATTATTTCTTTTTTCATTATTGATAATAA